CTTTAGAGAAGAGTTAATGGATGCTATCCTTTATATGACGAAGTTAGAACAACAACTAAAAGATGGACACAGCAACATTGATAGCAATAATAGCAAGTAATGCACTATGGATGTACGTAGGGTATCAAATGGGTAAAAAGTAAACAATTAAAATCAAATAAAAATGGAAAAGAGAGATGGTATCGTTATTTTCAAGAACGATAAAAAACAGAAAGAAACACATCCAGACTACACGGGTAAAGTAACTTTGAATGGAAAAGAACTAAGCGTATCACTTTGGATAAAAGAAAGCGCAAAAGGCAAGTACATGTCAGGCACGGTACAAGAGTTTCAAAAGAAAGTAGAAGAGTTAAATAGTGACCTACCATTTTAGCCATGAACGGGTTATTTTACAAGGTTGTTTATCGTGACAATCATGGTGAGGCTTTTTGGATAGGTAGAGCATTCGACAAGTACGATGCTATTCGCAAAAGTAAGGCAGAGCATTCAAATGTCATCTATGCTGGACTATTTGACGAGTACGAGAAAGAGAATCCTGTGGATAAAATTAATGTCAAAAAACAAGATAACCAACAAGACTTATTCAAGTAAAAGTTATTTTTGTGAAAAGTTCTCTTCCTACATTATAAGAACTTAAAGATGTTATTGACCCTGTCAATGAAGCAGAAGTAGGAAGCTGTGGAGTTGATGGGGTTTTTTGTTAATTAAAATTTTGCGTGTTTTTAAATAAAATACGAATGAATGATGGAGAATACCAAATTATTATTTTGTGGAACAGAAAGAAGTGACACAACAGGAACAGCACTACAATTATATGTAAATCAATTTAATGAGATTGTGGTCATTATAGATGACTTTGCTGATTTGAGTTTAATGACAGGGCATCAACATATTTGTATAAGCCGTGAAACAGCTATCAAATTGTCAAAAGAATTAAAAAAACAAATTGCTTTATTAGATTAGTTATGAGTGGATGGATTAAATTACATCGGTCTATAACTACGCATTGGTTGTATACTGAAAAACGAATATTTAGCAAGTATGAAGCATGGAATGATATGCTTTTAAATGTGAACTATCTAGATAATAAAACGAGCATTAAAGGTAAATTATACGATGTAAAACGAGGTCAAAGTATTATGTCATTGGACACATGGGCAAAGCGCTGGAATTGGGATAAATCTAAAGTAAGACGTTTTCTAAACTTGCTTCAAAAGGATAACATGATTGAACTAAAAAGCGACACCATAACGACACAGATAACTATCTGTAACTATGCGAGTTATCAAGATACTTGCAACACAGATGAAACGCAGATGAAACGCAAACGAAACGCAGATGAAACACAGACGACACCAATAGAAGAAAGAAAAGAAGAAAAAGAAATATATAACATAGATTTTGATGGTTTGTTATCTTATATAAATAATGCTTTTGGTAGGAAGTTTACCGTAGTTTCTAAAGCAGTAAAAGAAAAGTATATGTCACTACTAAAACAAGGATATAAGAAAGACCAAATCATAAGTGCTATAAACAACTGCAAAAACGATTCATTCCATAAGGATAAAAATTATCAGTATTGTACGATAGAATATTTCTCACGTAGTGCTACGATAGACAAATATGGTGATGTATCAACGAAAGATACTAGATTAATAATGTCTCACCCTACAATTATAGACTAATGTATAAACGATTATCAAACGTGAACAACGAAATGATAGACCTTAGACACAAAAAAAATGTGCGAGGTAAATCGGTTGGATGGGATTGGGACTTATTGCCTTACACCATCAAAGAGGGATGTACGACATACATAGGTGCAGCTCCAGCATCGGGTAAGACTGAACTATGGTTTGAGTTCTTAATTAATCTTTCGTGTGTGTATGGATGGAATCACGTTGTATTTTCACCTGAGACAGGAAGCGCAGCAGAAATCTATGCAGAACTATGCTACAAGTACATAGGTAAACCATATACAATAGGCGACAATGCAATGACACAAGGTGAGCAAATAAGAGCAGAGATGTTTATAGATAAGCATTTTATTGTAGTAGACCCAATAGATGAAGATTTAACACTACAAGGCTACTATGACCTAGTAGATGAAATCGAAAGAACACAAGAAATTCAAATACATACTACTACGATAGACCCATGGAACGAGTTAACCGAGGAGTATATACAGAGTGACCTTGGTAGAGAAGATAAATACCTATCAAGAATTTTAGGAATAGCACGAAAGAATGCTAGAAAGACGAATAGACACAATTGCATTATAAATCATGTGAGAGACCAAACACCAATCACAAAAGAATTATTTAGTGGTGAGCAAGTGACTTATTTTCCTCCTCCTAGTGCAAGAGACTTTGCTGGTGGTCAAGTATGGTTTAGGAAAGGTCTATGTGTACTTATTCCATGGCGACCTCCATATGGATTAAAAGATAATGATGGTTCTATTTGCGAGGCGAATGAGGTGCATCTAAAGGTTGCAAAGAGCAAACCAAAGGGTGTATCAAAAAACGGAACATACAAGATGTTTTTGGATGTCGAAAGGTATCAGTATTATATGATTGATTGGAAAGGTAATCGTGTATATGCTAATCGTGAACCTATCAAACCAACACAGACGAAATTAAATTATGTGAAACCAGATGACGTACCTTTTTAAATTATGGACAGAGAACTTTACATACTAAAAAATATGGCTACTCTTAACTTGACGTATTGGAAAGTTAAAAGTAGCCGAGAGGACATAGAGACGAAGCACCCATCACGCACGGATTTGATTAGTTCAATGAAAGCAACTGAGAAAGACTTGCTCGAAATCTCGGAATGTATGAAATATTTTGACCGAGAAATTGAGATAGTTAAAAAACAAAACTTTAATTTAACCAAACTTTACCATGAGTTACTATCGGAGGTAACGGAATTAAGGAGAATGAAAAACGAACAAATAAATAATTTTTAATATGCAAGTAAACGATTACAACACAGATTACATAGATGTAACCTACCAAGGTAACGAATACCTATTAACACAGGTAGACATGACTACATACATAAACTCGGACTTTTACGGAGTTGTCGAAATACATTCATTAGTAGCACACATCTGTCCTGAATATGGTGATGACATACGTGTAATGGTAGATGACAAATTCATTGAACAACTCGAAAAAGAGTTAGTTGAGTGGATGGATTGGGAGGAAGTAAGTAACCAACAATATTGGAATCGAATAGAATCACTTTTTCCTGACGATGACGTTTTAGATGAGGACTATGAATAGAGAAAGGAAGTGCAAGGTATGCAAGGCTGAGTTTAAGCAAGTCTATTCAACTACGCAGTCAACTTGTAGTGTAACATGTGCGGTTCTGTTAGCCAATCAAAAAAAACAAAAGGATTGGGAAAAAAGAAAGAGAAGCGTAAAAGAGGAGTTACGAACCATTCAAGACTACATAAAAATAGCACAGCAAGTAGTAAACAAATACATTCGACTGAGGGATAAAGATAATTCGTGTTTTACTTGTGATTCAAAACTTGGTGCGAAGTATGATGCTGGGCATTTTTTCAGCGCTGGTGGTCATTGGGCAGTCAGGTTTGATGAACGTAACATACATGCTCAATGTGTTAACTGCAATCAACACAAACACGGAAACCTAATTGAATACCAAAAAAGGTTGGTTTCTAAATTAGGATATGATGAGTATGCATTGCTTGAAGCAGAATCTAAGAAAACACGAAACTACACTAAGGAAGAACTAAAAGAAATCATAGACACCTACAAGAATAAAATAAAAGAGTTAACTTTGAATCAATGATAATCACAGCAATAGCAATAGCTTTTTTTATAACTCATTTCGAACCTTTGCAATACGCAATTGATAAGGTCTTTGAGTGGGTTGTACCTACTTTTGTGTCTAATATGATACATGCATCGTTTGGATGTATGAAGTGCATGTCTTTTTGGATAGGATTAATTGTATCGCAGTCATTCGTTACTGCATGTATAGCATCATTAACAGCTTATTTTTTACATTTATGTTTACAGCTACTGAACAGGCTACTATCGAACTACTAAAACTCGGTAACGAAGCCACAAGAACAAGCAAGGGCAATTTAAACAAACTGCTTCAAATAAAAAATAGAGTTTTAAACACCTCCGAGAAGCAATGCTTTTGCTCTGGTACACAAAGAAAAATATGGTCGAAAGACTTTTTTGCATGGTATGAAAGCGTTGCTAGATAGTTACATAACGCACCACTACAAAGAGATTGAAAAGTACACCTACTATTTCATTCATCGACTCAAACTAAACATAGATGCCGATGTGATAATCAACGAAGCATACATTCAATGCGTAAAAGGATTAACAGACAACCTACAGCAACACGAAATAAACGCACGGATGTACAACCTAATAAAAAAAGAGATTTTTTGGAATAGGGAAAGTAAAAAAGAGGTAATCACAAGTGAGGAAAATGAGTATATCGAAGATGTCATAGACACAGACCTAGAAGAAAAACTACTCATAGAGGAAAGATATAACTTACAAATGTCAGCCTGTAAGCATTATCGTGAAAATCAAAAAGACCAAGTAAAAAAAATAGTGTTTGAAACCTATTACGATAAAGGCATCACATCATGTAGAAAGATGGGTAGTCACTTTGGCATAAGCACCATGTCTGCGCATAGTTACATCAAAGAAATGAAGCAAGAAATCAAACAGATAGCAAATGAAATGGAATATAAGTAGACTGCTAGAACTTTTAATGCTGGTGAACTTAATAATTTTGGGTTGCAGCTTAGTGTTTAGGAGTGATTATACAGAGCCTATCATAGGGATAGGTATATTTGTTTATATTATTTACGTAAATCAAATTAGAGATGAAAATCAAAGATGAATTTAAAGGAAAGATTTTAACCAAGTACGACCCTATTCTTGGTCAAATCAAAATTGAAGTAGACAAAATCAAGCCTGAGATGATGGCACGAATTAAAGCATTGGGTTTTGAGATTTTTGAAGACTTGGTAGAAATCGTTAAGGATGTCATCGTAGAGGAAGTGAAAGAGAAACTCGAAGAGAGAAAAACACGAAGACGAAAGAAAGATGTTTAATCCACAAAAAGACGAACACCAATGGCAAAGAAAAAATACATAGAGACTCCTGAGAAACTCTATAAGATATTCGAAGACTATAAGAAAAGCCTTAAACCAAGAGAAATACAAAAGGCTACAGCTACAGGAGTAAAGATAGAAAAGCACATGCCACCTCTTACAATGGAGGGATTAGAAGTATATGGTTATTCAATAGGGTTAACCTTAGACCATTATTTCAATAACTCAAATGGTTCTTATCAAGAATATTGCACTATCTGTCAACGTATAAAGAGAGAGATACGACAAGACCAAATAGAGGGAGGTATGGTTGGACAATTCAATCCATCTATCACACAGCGTTTAAATGGTCTTACTGAAAAGACGGACATCACAACACAAGGTGACAAGATAAACGAGATTAAGGTAACCATTGTGAATGGGAGCAATGAATGAATTTTAACTCCGATTTTAAATATGACTTAGAGGTAGGACAAGTTGCTGAACGTGAACTTGCACAATTACTAGGTAAAAAGATAGAGGTAAAGAATGACCAAAAGGCACACATAACGGGCAATGTGTTTGTCGAATATGAAAGTAGAGGAAAGAGGTCAGGAATAGCCATAAGCGAGTCGGACTATTATTGTATCGTTGTTAAGCAAAGGTATGTACTTATCAAAAAGGACGAATTAAAAGACATGTGTAGAAAGTATCTAGGCACGAATAGAGATGTACTAGGTGGTGACAATAACACGAGCAAGGGGATACTATTACCTATTACAGATTTGATAGGATGGAAATAAAAGCAACTAATATCTTTCAGCGTAATTATCAAGCACTATCGAATAGTGGTGTGAGGTTCATCATTAATCAAGGTGGTTCACGTTCATCAAAGACCTATTCACTCTGTCAACTTATTATCGTGTATTGCTTACAAAATCCTAACAAGGTGGTGAGTATTGTGCGAAAGACTTTCCCAGCGTTACGTGCAACGGTGATGCGTGATTTCTTCGAGATAATGAAAGACCTAAACATCTATGAAAAGACGAATCACAACATGAGTGAGAACATCTATCGTTTTAATAACGGGTCAATAGTAGAGTTCTTTTCTGTGGATGACGAGCAAAAGATACGAGGTCGGAAGCGTGACATAGGGTGGTGTAATGAAGCCAATGAACTTTGGTTTGATGACTTTCAGCAGTTGAATATGCGTACTGAACAAAAACTAATCTTTGACTACAACCCTAGTGACTCGGTTTCATGGCTTTACGAACTGCCACAAGACGAATCAATCCTAATCAAATCAACGTACAAGGACAATCCTTTTTTACCTGAGAGTATAAAGAGACAGATTGAAGATTTAAAGCGCACAGACGAAGCGCAGTATCAAATCTACGCACTTGGCGAGAAAGCAATATCACGAACTAATATATACAACACTTGGGATTTTATTAGTGACAAACCGATGAGGTTCAAGAACTATGTATATGGGTTAGACTTTGGTTACAATCACCCTACTGCATTGATGAGAGTTTATTGGTGCGACAATGACATTTATATTGAGCCTGTGATATACGAGTCATATTTGACCACATCGGAACTTATCGAAAAGTTTAAGACCTTAGGCATCAATCAAACAGATGACATACTAGCAGATTATTCTAGACCCGAAATAATTGCAGAGATGCAGAATGCTGGTTATAACGTGAACAATGCCAACAAGGTAGTTAAGCAAGGTATTGATTACGTGAAATCGTTTAAGGTGTATGCAAAAGATGACAAAAGAATCATACGTGAATATGAAAACTACAAGTATAAAAAAGTAGGTGACATGATAACAGATGAACCGATTAAGCTATTTGACGATGCCATGGATGCTGTGCGTTATGCTGTGACATTTATAAAGGAAATGTACTTTACAAACGATTCATACATTAGTTTCTAATATAGTTATGGCACAGACAACAATAGCAGCACCACAATTATGGACAGCGGGATACAATCCTGTTAAATATATCATGGACTCCACAAACAAAAATCAAGTAGGTTTTAAATATGTATTTGACATTTACCCATCGGGTTCAGCTACTAAATTGAAAGAATTTAAGATACTCCCTAGATTCGGTGATGGCTATGGTGAATGCGACTTGTCTAGGTTGCTAGTAAGTCAAATGTCCTATACTGAAGAGTATGGTACATTAGGTGGACAAAATGCTACAGATAGCTTTTACAAGTACGATGTCAAAGTTGGTGAAGAGTATCAAATCAGTTACTCAATCAACACACCCGTAGATAACGGAGGGTATCTAAGATTGAACACTACGACATCAAACACCTTTAGTGCTGGTGACCAAGTATCTATATCGGGAAGTAACGTAGTAGATGTAGATGGACTTTACAATATCGTGTCAGTTCAAAGTGCTACATCGTTTACTATATCATTACCTTATAAGGCTGCATATGCCTCACTTACTACGGGTACGATTGTCTATGCTGATGGTCGAAAGACGATTACGAGAAACATCACTACGATGTTGAACAGATATGTGTTTAATGGTGCATTGCCATTTAAAGACTTTCCTAGTTATAATTATGTTGACTACCAACCAAGTAGTAACAATTTCAAGCTACTTACATCTATGCCTACTGATGGCATGTATGTTCGTGAAGACCAACAGCTATCTGCGCTAATGATAAATTCGACAGGAGGCTATCAACAAGGGTTATATGTAGAGAACAGCAATGGTGACATATTTAGAATGGACATCCCAAACACGAACACCGTTACCTATATGCCATTAGGCGCAGCTAATCTCGACTTATATGTAGAATCGGGCACAGCACCATTAATCAAACCCGATACTGAATGGTACGAAATATATCCTACCAACTACCAAGTAGGTGATGAAAAGTTTGGTCAGTCGTTTAAGTTTTACATAGATAGACGATGTTCAATAAACGATTACTACATCGGTTTTATTGATAGGATGGGAGCATTCAACACATTTGCGTTTACCTTAAAATCATATGAAAGAGGAACGATTCAAAGACAGACATACAACAAAAACATATATGGCTATGTAAGTGGTGGTGATTGGCTCTATTCGACTACAGATGTAGGTGAGCAAATAACAGGTGTACAAGTAGACAAGACCTATGAACTATCCACCAATTGGATGATTGAGTCTATGGCAATTTACTTTGAGGAGTTACTTACATCACCGAGAACTTTCTTTATTGAAAACGATGTGCTTACCCCATGCATTATTCAAGACTCATCATTCGAGATAGAGAAACAGAGAAACAAGAACCTATTTAGAAAAACAATCACTATACGATTGGCAAACGAAAACATAGTCAATGTCTAACATACGCATTCAACTTCAAGATGGTTATCTAGATGTAAAAGATAACAAGCCATTTCCATTAAACTTTGCTGTTAGTGACATTCGTGATGTGACTAAAAAGGGTGGTACATTTTCACGGACTATCACATTAGCCAACACTAGGAACAATCACAACCTACTTAACCACTATTACGATGTGAACGTATCTGCTGGTACATTTGATGTCAATAGGTTAACTCCATGTGTTGTATGGCAAGATGGTGAAGTGATTGTAGACAATGCCTATATACAACTTTTAAATGTAGTCAAGAAACAAACTACGAATGCACTAGACCAACAGATAGAGTACGAGGTAGCTATCATAGACAGCAAGAGTGACTTTTTTACCAAGATAACAAACCTAGAATTAACTGATTTAGATTTCAGCGACCTAGACCACACCTATACTGCTGTTGATGTGTTCACTACATTTGGCAATACACAAACTGATGGGTATAAATATCTGCTAGGTTACACAGACTCGAAAGATACTTTCTTAAAGGATTACAAACCAGCTATATACGCAAAGACATATCTTGACAGGATATTTGCACAAGCTGGTTATAGCTATGTATGGGATGAACTAAGCCAATGCAACTTTGATAAATTACTTATTCCATATAATGGGGAGTTATCTAGTATAAATTATGATGAGTACAACATCACAAGTAATACCGTAAATGGTGTAAGTGATGGTTTTAGTAATGGATTCCAAACCACATGGAGTGAGCCTCTTACCAATTGGGATAATGAGTATGACCCTCAATCGATATGGGACATGTCAACGGGACAATATCAATTCCCTTTTGACGTAAGTGCTGGTGATAAAGTAACATTTAAGTTTATCATAAACTACTCTTATAGCCAAGATAACACCCACACGAGTACAGCTTATTTGAAAGACACATCTGGTTATGGTTTTACAGGACCAGCATACTACATTCGACCTAAGTTCTATGTAACAAAAAATAGCACATCAAACGTCATATACACTACACCTTTAAATGGGGAAAAACTTTACTACAACAATGATACATTAGTAAGTGGTACGACTACCATCATTGATGGTTTACAAGTAGTAGAGGTCGAGGTAAGTGGATGTCAAGCTGGTGACATCTTGCAGTTTAGACTAGGTGCTGACATGCCACGATTGTATACGGGTCAAAAGTCATTTTGGAAAAAGACGAATAGTTCAACGGGTGTAGATGCAATTGTAAACGTAGCATGTGATTATGACATACAGATGTCTGTCACTACTAGCCAAACGATTTTAGTTGTAGGTGGTGCTGTATCTATGAATGGTTATATACCTAAAAAGATAAAACAAAAAGATTTTGTAAAGTCTATATTCACCATGTACAACTTGTACGTAGACAACGATGGTACAGATAGCAATGTGTTAAGGCTAGTACAACGTGACACTTATTATGACAATGGTGCAGAGGTAGATTGGACAGCTAAACTAGCAAAGAACAAAGACCAAAAGCTGAGATTTCTACCTGAGTTAACGAACAAGAAAATACTTTTCACTTACAAAGAAGACAAAGACCAAGCAAACGTAGGATACAAGGATGCCACTAATGAGGTGTATGGTCAGTTGGAATTTACATTTGATAACGAGTATATTAAAGATGTAGACACTAAAGAGGTAATATTTTCACCTACTCCGACAATGGTCAATTCATGGGGTTGTTATGTACCAGCTATTTCATTTATCGCACCAAACACGAACATACGCATCTTATACGATGGTGGCGCACAACCATGTGAGACCTATAAAATAATTGAATCGGTTACTATCAATTCGAATCAATCAATCACATATGACTATTACGAGGAGGTGAGTAGTTACCCAATGGTAACTCACTTTGATAACCCTAGTGACCCTCATTTCGATTTAAATTTCGGTGTGTGCGATAGATATTTTTACAATGCACAGCTAACAAACAACAACCTATACAACCTTTATTGGAGACGCACAATTGAACAAATCAACTCGGGCAAGATGTTGACTGCTTACTTTAGACTAAATGCAGTAGACATAGCTAAACTGAAACTATCCGACAAGATTCGAATTAATAATTCTTGGTGGAACATAAACAAGGTGATAGACTACGATGCGAACAATCCCGATGTAACACAAGTGGAGTTATTATCTGTAGACGATGCATTGAGATTTACACCTTTTAAAACACGAAGATTTGTAAAACGAGAAGATGACTTTTTGATAGGTGAGTCATTGCGTGATGTGAGAGAGTCACAAGCTAGTGCTGTAAGTCGTATGGCTAATGTAAGCGTTTATGGACAAGGCAATCAAATAGGTAGTAATGCGAGTGGTATAGTAGTAGGTAGTGGATGGTCTGTGGATGAGGCTGGAGTATATACTCCCAATTTAGAAACACGAACAATAAACGGGATAGATGCAGACCAAGCATTCGAAAACTTTGCCAATGCTGACTTACTATTCACGGGAGAAAGAAATCACAACCTAGACAATAACGAACTACATCTAGACAGAGGTAATGTCTACATAAACAAGGACTTTAAACCTATTGCAGATGCACCTAGCTTATATGTAGGTTCTAGTAATGAGGCAGCCATAGAACTAGATTCTACAGATGGACTTGCATTACAAGTTACTGATGGAGGTATAGCGTTAAAAGTAGTATATACAGATGTAGACTATGACATGACTATTAACGACCATGGTGTAGTAGTAGTAAAAAGTTCACCCGTTACACCTAGTATAACCGTAACATTACCATATTACAATGCTGCTTTCAATGAAAAGTTTTTTATTAAGAATTTTGCTGATGGTACTACGGTGACAATAACTACACCAGATGGTTACTACATTGACGATGCATTAACAAAGACAGCACTTTATTTAGACTCAATCACCATCATAGCATCAGCTACATTAAACCGATGGATAATTATTTAAACACTAGGTATTAAAAAGACAATATAGTTATGGCACAACAACCGATTGAAATACCTATTAGTTTATCAGGAGTAGCTGCAATCAAAGCAGAGATTCGGTCTTTGCAAGGACAGATAGACCAAGCTACAGACCCAAAACAGATGCAAGACCTTGCTGAACGTGCTGGACAGCTAAAGGATAGATTAAAAGATGTAAACGAGCAAGTAAGCATATTCGCCACAGGGTCTAAATTTGAAGCTATCAGTAACTCGTTTGGAATGATAGGTAATGATTTGATGTCTTTAGATTTCGAGGGTGCTAGTGAGAAAGCTAAAATATTTAACCAAACATTAACAAGTCTAACACCTAAAGAGATAGGTGGACAAATCAAAGGGTTGATAAGCACGGTTGGTACATTGGGTAAAACGTTTGTGCAGTTTGGTATTCAATTACTTACCAATCCAATATTTTTGCTGGTTGCTGTGATTACTGCTATCGTTGTGGCAGTTGGTATTTTCTTAAATAAGATAGGTGTTCTTCAAAAAGTGATGAAAGCATTAATGATACCTATCAATGCTGTTATAGACCTATTTAAAAAGATGACCGATTGGCTAGGACTTACAACATATGCAGCAGAAGAGAGTGCAGAAAAGATAGCAAAAGCTGAAGAGCAAAATAGAAAGTCTATAGAAAAAACTGCTAAAACACGAGAAGACCTATACAATCTAACTGCAGATATGTCCGATGAGGAAGTAAAGATGTTAGAAAAGAGAATAGGCAAACAAATAAATTTAAACAAGTCTTTATACGACATCCAAAAAAACAAGGTAACACAAACCAAAGAATCAGTAGACAGAGAGATTGAAAGTCTCAACAAGATTACTGACATGGGTGGAGAGTTAACCGATGAACAGAAAAAACAACTATCCGAATTAAAGGATAAAAGACGAGATTTAAGTCAACAAGAGGTTGAGATAGAGAGGTCTAAACAAAAGGCTATCATTGACTTAAACAGAAAAGCATTCCAGACTTTACAAGATTGGAAAACTAAAAATATAAAGAATGAGAATGAACGTGCTAAGGCTGAGTTTAAAATTCAAGAGCAACGTGCATTAGCAGAAATAGACATAGAAATTAGAAAAGCTAAACAGCTAGGTCAAAATACTACATTATTAGAACAGACAAAAAACGAGATTAGAAAGTTCTACGCTGGTGAAGCACAAAAGGTTGACAAACGAGTAGCGGAAGACGAAAGGAAAGCTAGACAAGAAAGAGCAAAAGAACAACGTGAAGCTGCGAATAAAGCAAAAGAAGATTACATTAAATTAAAAGAAACGGAATACAAAGCATTGCAAGATGCAGAGGCTCTAAAGATAGCTAAAACAAAAGAGGGTACGCAAGATAGGGTTAATGCTGAGAAAGATAAACTAGATGCTGAGCTTGGTTTCTTAAAGAAATACCAAAAGGAGTTTAAGATGTCCAATGACCAATTGGCATTGATTGAAGCAGATTATCAAGAAAAGAAAATAGAACTACAAGAAACTTTTAACACAACGGTAACCGATAGTGTAAACAGACAAGCACAAGCAGAAGCCGAATTACTTAAACTTAATGCAACTAATAACGCAGAGAGACTAAATGCAGCTATTAAATTAGTTGAAGTAGAGAGAGACATTGCCTTGCAAAACACGGAGTTAACAATAGGAGAAAGAGAGAAACTAATCAAACAAGCAGAACTTGATATAAGCACCTTAAAGATAGAAGCTAACCAAGCAGAATTAAAAGCTATGGCTGAGATGCTAGAGGTAGAGCAGTCAATGCTTGATTTTAATCTAGAGCATTATAAAGGTAATATAAGTGGTCGTGTAGATTTAATTGAACAAGCAGCACAAAAAGAACTTGAAACAATTGAGGCACAACGAGTAGCTGAATTGGCTGCACTAGATTTAAGTCAAAGCGAGAAAGCTGCAATAGAGGAGAAGTATAGACAAGCACGTATCACAGCAGAAGAGGGTGCAACAGAAAAAATTAAAGCACTACGACAAGCCGAACTTGCAAAGTATCAAGAAACAGCAGAGAAAGGTTTAAACGCTGTACAAGGGTTAACAGATGCTGTATTTGCAAGTAGGTTAAGCAAAGTTAAAAAGGGTAGTGAAGAGGAAGAGAAGTTGATGAAAAAACAATTTGAAGCTAACAAAAAATTGCAGTTAGCTGGTGCTATCATGGATGGTTTCAAAGCTGTTACTGCATCACTAGCACAAGCACCTATAGCCATTGGAGCAGTACCTAACCCACTAGGAATAGCATCACTAGCTTTTGCTGTGGCAACGAGTGCAGCCAACATAGCAAAAATAGCTAGTACCCAATACGATGGTGGAGGAGGTGGAGGTGTCGAAGCACCTAACCCTAGCCTAGGAGGTGGTGGAGTAAGTAGTACACCAGCATCACCATCATTTAATCTAGTTGGACAAGGTAACCAAGCAAACAATCTCGGTGCATCAACACCTGAGGAGAAAAATATAGTAGTCACAGCGGTAGTGAGTGAAACACAGATAACATCTGCACAAAAACTACAAGCATATTATGAAGAGGGAAGTGCGTTATGACAATAAGTTACAGAAAATTACTGACTAAAATAGAGGCATTCTGCTCGGCACACATGCAGATTAAAAAGTATGCTGGGGAATTTCGTGAACAGATGCCAAACTTTAGCACTAAAGACGAGAAGTATCCCGTTGTATTTGTAGTTCCAGCATCGGGTTATAGTGACTTAAATGCAAAAGCTATCACACTAGACATCTATTGTGTTGACCTTATACAAGATGACCGAGAAAACATAAACACGATTCTATCGGACTGCGAACTCATTTTAAATGATTTGTTCATTTACTTTAAAAATGGTAATGATTTTGAGGTAGATGTGGTAGGTACAGCAACGATGTCACCTTTAAACAACTATGATTTAGATTATGTAGCGGGATGGGTTGCAAATGTAACGTTTGAGATTGAGCAGTACGGGGTGTGTGCTATTCCAATTGAGCCTATACCAACACCTACACCTAGTGATTGTTTACCAGCATTGTATACTATCGAAAACACGAATGATGAAATACTTGCTTTTGGTGACATTGATAGTGGTGCATCCGAAATAATAGTAGTAGGTGATAGCATAGTAACAAATACAGATAGCACATATACTGAATCAGTTGCTGCTGAAAATACATTAACTTTGCCTGATACTAATATAGATATATACGTTAACAGCGTATATCAACAAACTATATCAGTAGTGACATTAGGCAACAACACGATAACAATACAACCATGAGTTATATAGTAAACTTAACAGGCGTACAACCTACCCTTGTATCGGGTGAAAACATCAAAACTATAAATGGAGAAACTATCCTTGGTTCGGGTGATTTAACGATTGATAAAACAGATGTGGGTTTAGGCAATGTAGACAATACAAGTGATGCAGACAAACCTATAAGTACAGCTACTCAAACAGCACTAGATAACAAAGCTGATTTAGTAGGTGGTAAAGTTCCTAGTTCACAGATACCAGCTATTGCTATTAGTGAGTTCTTAGGAGCAGTCAATAGTCAAGCAGCTATGTTAGCTTTACTAGGTCAAGAGGGTGATTGGTGTATACGTACAGATGTAGATTTAACTTACATCTTGATAGGCACAGACCCAACCGATATAGACAATTGGCAAGAAATCGTTACACCTACGGGTGCTGTTACATCGGTAAATGGATATACGGGTGTTGTTGTTTTAGACAAAAATGATATAGGTCTAAATAACGTTGACAATACATCCGATTTAAACAAGCCAATAAGCACAGCGACACAGACTGCTTTAAACGGAAAGTTCAATAATCCTACAGGCACATCTGCACAATACATTGATGGCACAGGAGCGTTACAAACTTTTCCAACTATACTAGATGCTGGTAGTCTAATTACAGAGGTCTACAATAATACGGGTGCTACGTTAACAAAGGGTACTATTGTCTACATCAATGGTGGTCAAGGTAACCTACCTACTATTACTAAGGCTAATGCTAGTGCTGATGCAACATCTGCTCAAACTTTTGGGTGGGTACGTAATGACATTACAAATAATAATAATGGTTATGTCATTGTTGCTGGTAAACTAAGCGACCTCAACACGAATGGCTTAGGCACAGGAACACAATTATATTTAAGCGGTACGACATCAGGTGCATATACAACAACTAAACCACAAGCACCTATACATTTGGTTTATGTTGGTGTCGTAGTTCGTGACCATCCAACACAAGGAATTATTGAGGTTAAAATCCAAAATGGTTACGAGGTAGATGAGTTACATGATGTACAAATAGCATCAATTGCAAACAACCAAGTTTTGCAGTATGAATCTAGTACACAACTATGGAAAAACAAATCACTCACAACAGCTAGTGTTGCAGCATCTACAGATAAAAACTATGTAACAGATGCGCAACAAGTAGTCATAGGTAACACTAGTGGTACGAATACGGGTGATGAGACACAAGCTACCATCCAATCTAAGTTAGGTACAGCATCAACATCTACAAGTGGTTATTTGACATCTACAGATTGGAGCACATTTAACGGGAAGCAGAACGCATTAACGCTAACTACAACGGGTACAAGTGGAGCAGCTACTTTAGTAGGGTCTACATTAAACATCCCTAACTACGCTAGTGGTGGGTTGACATATTTTACAGAAGCACAAAATACAGCAGCACCTAATGCTACCGTTCCTGTAGATTCTTTAACAGCGGTAAGTGCAGCAGCAAATGCGGATGTATCCATAAGGCCTAAAGGTAGTGGTGCGTTTACTTTAGCTATACCTGACAACACAACAACAGGAGGAAATAAACGAGGCACACGTTCAGTAGACTTACAGACGAATAGAACATCAGCAACACAAGTAGCAAGTGGTAATAATTCAGTAGTTGGTGGCCGTGAAAATACAGTTAGTGGTAATGATTCGGTTGCTTTTGGAGCGGGTAACACAGCAAGTGGTGCTTTTTCAACAGCATCAGGAGTTTCGTGCGTAGCAAGTGGTATTTTAGGAGCAACATCTATCGGTTATTCTAATACGTCAAGCGGTCAGTCATCAACATCATTTGGTTATGCTAATATAGCAAGTGGTCTTCAATCTACAGCAATAGGCAGTCAAAATACAGCAAGTGGTAATAATTCATTCGCTGGAGGTGATAGATGCCAAGCAACAGGAGGTGATGCGATAGCATTTGGTAATAATGCCTATGCTAATGCCGAACACGCTATTGCTATGGGGTATTATACATCTGCATTTAGTGTACGTGGTCGGTGGGTTACAGGTCAGGTAAACACCGTTACAGGTGATTGTCAAAAATCAATTTTTTGCTTATCAACAAGAACAACGAATAATACAGCTACAACATTAGTTTCGGGATTTGGAGCAGGTGCGCCATCTGCCATAAATCAAGTAAATTTGCAGAACCACTCAGCATATAGATTCAAAGGTACTATCATTGGAAAGCAATCAGGTTCAACTAATGCAGCAGCATGGGATGTTGATGGATTGATAGTAAGAGGTGCGAATGCAGCATCAACAACTCTATTAATATCAAATGTAACTTTGGTTCAAAATACACCTGCGTGGGGTACACCAACACTTACAGCGGATACAACTAACGGAGGTCTACAAGTACAAGTAACAGGTGCAGCAGCAACAAACATTCAATGGACTGCTGTGATAGAAACAACAGAAGTAATTTACGCATAAACATAAACACATGGCAACTTTCATTTTAAAAGAAGTACAAGCAATAGGTACAGCGACGATACAAGCAGATGGTTCGCTTGTTCAATCATGCATGGTAGTAACAGAGATTCAAGGGATTAAAGCACAAGGTAAAACATTAAGTGATTTAGCATCATTCGAAGTTCCAAATTCTGTTATGGCTAACCAACCAGAACCTTTGAAATCAGCATGGGACTATATTAAAGATGTACTTGCACCTCAATTTGTTTTAGATAACTATTCAGACATATAATGGCAGTAAACAATTATACAGGATTAACTATATCTAATCCTACAACGGGCATACAAATAACAAAAGTCACAGATACAAGCGTAGACTTTTTAGATGTTGCCAATAGCACATACTTTTACGATTTAGAAAGTAAGCTAGTATACTTTAAAGATGCATACGGGGTAGTGCAAAATGTGTTCAATAATACGTTTATACCACAGATGAATGGAAATGAAACGTACAGAGGTGTATCGTTTAATAATAATTCTACTACTCTAGTTACTGATGGAGGTGTGACTACATCAGCATCTGCATCTACTCTAGCACAATCGGTAGCATCAACAAACTTTGCAACTAAATCTATTCGTCTACGTTACTATGCATCAATTGTGCAGACAGGTAGATATACGGGTCTTAGAGGGTCTGCGTTATTGTGGTATATTACAAGTGGTTTTAAATTCGTTTGTGATTTTAATATTAGTGATACAGCATATGGTGCAGATTGTCAGCAATTTTATGGCATGGCATCTAGTACAGCCGACCTTGCATATGGTGGTACATCATTGGTTCAATTATCAACACTTACCAACTTAATAGGTGTAGGTAGTGAAGCTGGTGATACGAACTTACAGATTTTCTACAACGATGCAACAGGGACTTGTGGTAAGGTAGACCTAGGAGCATCATTCCCAGCGAATAGAACTGCGGGTGCAGTATCTACTACTATCTATTCAGTTACTCTTTATAATCCACCATCAGCACAAGTTATTTGGTACGAGGTTATTAATAGAGAAACGGGTGCAATTGCTAGAGGGTATATCGGAGGTATATATACGGGTGGAGTAACAGCATTACCATCTGCTACTACGGGGTTAAATTTCTTTGCCTCTAGAACAATGAATGCAGCAGTAACTAACTCAGGTCAATTTGACTTGTATAAATTAGGTGTATATTCGCAACTATGAAAAAGTTTGTTTTAATAGCTAGTCACATCGTAGAGGAAGACCTAGAATGTAATGTATGTTTACGACCTAGTGATGCTGAAATATCTGACTTTATTTGTACATATAGAACATATGCAAACGAGTCTAGTGCTATTGCAGATACTGATATTTTTATTGTTGAGATGACACCTATACTATTTGAGCAATTCAAAGCAATGGATAACGTTCCTATTGAAACACGAAATCAATTTGAGTTATAATGGCAACATATAAAGTAAAGTATGCAACGAGAAATAAACTAGCGAGAGCTTTACAGCAAGAGGTTCGTAGACTAGGATTAATAGATACGGGTGCATTATATGATTCGCTTAGAATCTCAGCAATGACTGGCGAAGAATTAAACAAAATAGATATTACAATCGTTGCACTTTACTATTATTTGTTTCAAGATAAAGGTGCTATTCTTTGGAATAAGGGATTTATTGAGCCTCAAAATATTACTGAACTTTGGTTAGCTTCGCCACGAGTACAAGCTGTGATTTCAGAAATAGTAGCAGACTATATTCAATGGCAGTTTCAAAACTACCCACTATTACAGATGGCTAAGATATTAAACAACCCAACGGTAAGAGTAGGTTTTGATTTATATGGTGACCCTAGTGGAGAGTGGAATCTAAAGATAGCACCAGCTACATACTAAGTTCCTCTTTCATACTAACCATATTAAACACGAATATTAGAGGCATGTCCGTGATTTCGTTTACCTTGGTTATATCTTCATTAGCTAGACTATATACCATATTTTCCCATGCCCATTTTGAATAGCGAGATTCGAGGTCAGCTTGTTTCTTTTCTTCTGCTGTCATCTCATCCATCTCTTCATCGTCATCTACCTTTTGACTAAACAAAGGCTGGTATGTTTGAACAAAGTTTTCACGAAATTTCGAGTAGCTTGTCCATATATTAAACACATCGGTGATAGGTATGTCTAAGAAAAGTTCTTGTCTAGTGTTCAAGTCGTATGTGTAAGGCTCATAATTTATATTAGACCATTCATCTAGCTTAACTTTCTTAAACAAAATAGCACAAATTAAAGGTAGGTTTTTGATGCCATCTTTAAAGTAGTGTTCTATATCTATAAACTCGCCTAAAGAAAGTTTCTCGAATGGCTTAAAAGTATAATGTCCTAGCTTTTGTATGTGATTTTTAGATGGATAACTACGAATAAAATTGACTTTTTTCATCAAGTCATTCAATTCATCTAGTTCCATTTCTTCAAATACATCTATATCCTCATCTAGAAGAATAGATAACACTAGCACATTATACTCTATTAATGAATCAAACTCGTTTTTGTCTAGTTCAGCAAGTTCTATAAACTGCTCAAGACTAATGTCACTCCACGACTTCGGTAACTGCATCTAGTTGTGTTGCTGTGTTAGATATTTTTTGACCGATATAGTTTATATAGGGTATGCAAATAGATGCATCAAGGTCTTTAAAAAGTTTAGCTTTATGCTTTAAATGACTTTCTGTGTAGTGTTCACTAGATGACAAATCAGTACGTTTAAATATAATAGCCATTACATCTAGAATGTATGCAGATGGTTTTTGTTTGATAATCTTTTCGATGTGTTTTAAATCTTTTACGTTCAGCTTAAACTCATTATCATATGCTTGATATGTGTATCCGTTTAAATCGAATGACTTTAAGAATGAATTATCAAGATTAGGTTGGTTTTCATTCCATTGCTTTACGTATTCCTTAAACTCGGAAAAGTCTAAACCATCTACCTCATTTTCATCTGCGCCTAAAAACACGAATACCTTTACCCATTGTTCTATTTTGTCAAGTGACTCATCTGCAAGTATCGATGTGATGGTTTGAAACTCGTTTAGAGTAAACTCATCTACTCTGTTTTTGATTGTTGTTGTACCTAGTTCTATCATTGTTGAAGTTTTCACAAATGTACAAAAATTGTACACTAACAAATAAATGTGTAAAATAGTTATGAGTGAATTGCCTATAAAGAAAATAACCATAGACGACGAATACAGCGAGGGTAATGACCTTGGAGTATCTATGATAGCATTCACCCGTAAACCAGCCATTGTTACTAAAGGAATTGCATTCAGTAGTCACGAGAAAAAAATGATTTTCGCAGATGAACCTAAGATGCGTATATGTGCGCCTCTAATGATACCAAGCGAAATCTATCGTAACGATGAGGATGGAGAATACTTTGTGCAGTTCACAGAGGAAGAGACCGAGAAAATCTTTTCTAAATTCATGGCTAACCTAAACAACCAAAACTTGTTTAATGTAGAACATACAGATGAGGTTGTACCAGCTTATGTACTAGAAGCATGGATAGTTGATGACCCTGAGACCGACAAGTCAAAATCGTTTGGTATAGATGTCAAAAAAGGTACAATCATGTGTACTGCGCAAATCACGGACAAAGACTACTACAACGAACTTGTGGACTTGGGTAAAGTAGGGTTTTCTATTGAGGGGTTTTTCGGGTTGAAATTTAACGAACAGGAACAAACAAATAAATATAGTATGAAGTTACCCGATGGTGAGCATCTAATCGAGGACAAAATCTACGTTGTAAAAGATGGAGAAATTGTAGAGATTAAAGATGTCGAAGAAAAAGAGGTAGAAGCTGCTGCTGAAGTAGAAGAGCCTATCGAAGAAGAGGTAGCACAAGAAGAAGAAGTAGTAGAAGAAGAGCCTAAAGAGGAAGAGGTAGCTATGGCTGTTGACCCTAAGGCAGATGAGGCTGCTATTTTGGATATTGTTGCACCAGCACTCGAAGCACTTAAAGCTGAACTTTTGCAAGTCATTGCTGACAAACTTGCACAAGAAGAAGTTGAAGAGGAAGTAATAGAAGAAATGAAAGAACAAAAAATGTCAGCACACGAAAGATTAATCAAATACAGACAAACGTTTAAAGACTAAAAAAAATGGAAAGAAAATTGAAATTTGATTTGGATATAGAAAGCAATGCTTTGTTATGTCCTAACCCGAATGAGTTTTATTCACGTGCTTATATTAGCGAAGACATCGTAGATAACTATCGTTCATTACCTGGAATTAAATCTGCTACTAAATTAGGTAACATCACATTTGGTAACATCCTACAGGCATCTACTTGTAACTTTTCTGCACCAACCGATTTGTTAAATGCGATTGACATTGATGTATGCGCAGTATCTGCAATGGCTCAAATCTGTCAATTCGATTTAGAGCAGTCATTCGTAGCTTTACAGATGGCACAAGGTTCTAATGCTGACTTTACCGTTCCAGCATTCATGAATTATTACTGGGACACTATGTCTAAGCAAATTGGTGAGGATGTTGAATTGATTAGATGGCAAGGTGACACAGCATCTGCTAATGCTACACTAGCATTGTGTGATGGTTACTTGAAAAAGTTATCTAATGATGGTGATGTAATCTCAGGAGGAACAGGAGCAGTTAACCAAGGTAACGTATTAACTAAATTACAAACAGCATTCGCTGCATTACCAGCTGCTGTACAACGTAAAAAAGCTGACCTACGTATTTTCGTAGCACCTAATGTTGCACAAGCATACGAATTTGCTGCTGCATCAGGTAACACTATGACTTATGTAACTGCACCTTTAGCACTTACTTTCTTAGGAGTTAAGGTTGTTGTATGTGAGGGTATGCCAAACGATACATTCGTTATCACTTTGAAATCTAACATGATTTATGCATTCGATGGTGAGCAAGATGGTAAAGCATTAAAAGCTGTTAACTTATCTGATTCTGTAGCAGAGCCTTACATCCGCACACGTGCTAACTTGAAGATTGGTTTCTACTACACAAACCCTACAGAAATCGTATTATACGCTTAATATTAACAAAGGGGTAGGTGACTACCCTTTTTAAACCTTTATAAAATGGCTTGTCAAACAATAACATCTATTCTTCGTGGGTGCGATGGCAACATCGGAGGTATAACAAATGTGTATATCAACGATTTAGCAAACGTAACTGCGATTACTGAGGATGCTGCGACTTGGGAGATTACTGCAATGACGGTTTCATCCGACTTTAAAGCATTCGAATTTTTAAGAAATACCTCATCTTATGTTGAGGAAGACCAAAGAGATTTAGTTGCTGGTTCAAACTTTGTACGTGCTACTATCACTTTAGTGTTCTCTAGAAGAGAGGCTGCTAAATCTAAAGCAATCAAGATTTTAGGTGAGGGTCAAAGAGACCTAGCTGTGATTGTTAAGGATGCAAATGGTAAGTTTTGGTATTTCCCATATGCTCAATTAGCAACCGTGACCGAGGGGTCAGGAACAGCAAAAGCAGATGGTTCTAAGTACAACATCACACTAGTAGCAGAGAATGAGAATTTAGCATACGAGGTAGACTCGGCTGTGATACCTACTATTATCTAATAGCTACACTTTAATAGATGAGCCTACTCTTAATTGGGGTAGGCTTTTCTATTGATGTACAATGACTATAATCTTTGTAATATAGTTATGATATACATTGAAAAGGGGCAAGAAAATAAAGTAGTGTTAACTCTCACAGAAAGTAGCACTATTACATCACCCTATTTTTTGTTTAAGTTTGAGAATGAGTTTAACACCTCATCAACACCTTTATATTGGTCACCACTAGACCAAAGTAGTTACCCAGAAAGATACAACCTATTTATACTTGACGAACCTACAGACCTTAATTTAATCATAGGTCAATACAGCTATCGTGTTTATGAAAGTGAAACACCGATTTTAGTTACACCATCCACAAGTGAGGAGGGTTTGACTGAGTTAGAAGAGGGTCGAATGCAAGTGATAGGTACAAGTAATTCAATATACGACTAATGAAGTTATTCGGTTTTAATTTAAGCAGAGAAAACTCTGTCAAAGTAGAGGAGGTACAAGGATATAAGACCTTTAGCACACCCTTTTTAAAAGTAGGTAAAGGTAACCTATCAACACCTTACATTGATGCGAGGGTGCTTGTTAATGGCTATGTGAGATTTGGTTCGGATAATCTTTTCCCACAGCTGATTAATCAATTATACTATACCTCACCACTACATGCATCTATAGTGGATTTTAAAACGAATGCAACAATTGGTGGAGGTTTTGAAGTGATGAAACCAAAATCAATAACAGCTATTGAAGAGGTAGATATTTTAACTTTTATCAAAAGACTAGATTTAAAGGTGGTAATGCCACAGATGACTAAGGACATTATATTACATAACAGATGCTATTTTAAAATCACTTTCAATCAAACCAAGGATGTTATTAAAGTGGAATTTGTAGGTGCTGAAAAAGTAAGAAAAGATAAGTATGGTGATAACTATTCTATCTGTTATGATTGGTCAACTTTAATAGATGTTGAAACTATCAAACCATATAAACACGATTGTCAGGATAGAACACAGCTATATATTTATGAAGCTAAATGTGTTGGTCAAGACGTTTATCCATTACCTAGCTATACATCAGCATTCAATTGGGCATTTCTCGATGGTGAAATGTCTTATCTTCAAAAGAGTAACATAGTTAACTCTATTTTTCCATCTTTTGCTATGATGTTCCCTAAGAAGCCTCAAACTCCCGAAGAGATGCAAGGTATCAAAGACACCATAGAAAAGGGAAAAGGTGCAAGTGAGGCTGGTAAAGCATTAGCTTTTTTCGCAAATAATAAAGACCAATTACCAACGATTGAAGCAATACCAACAAGCAACAACGATAATCTATTTCAAGTTACCACAGAGTCTATTGATTCTAAAATATGTCAAGCACACATCATTGACCCAATATTAATGGGTATTCGAGTAAGTGGAAAGTTAGGAAGTGGTACAGACATCAAACAAGCATACACTATTTTCGAGAAAAACGATGTAATGCCTAGACGAAGCCTGGTAGAGGATATAATTAATGACCTTTTCGATATAGCTAAATTACCTTGTTCGATTAAGTTGAATAACTTTCAAGTTATCAATGAGACTATTATCGAGGTAGAAGATTCAACGAAGAAAATAAACGATGCACTTAATGCCATGTCACCATTGGTAGCTACGAAAGTGCTTGAATCAATGACTGAGAATGAGATTCGTGCATTGGCATCATTACCTCCTGTAGATGGTGGTGATAAAATTAAATCACAAACAACAACACCAGCACCATGATTTATTTTGTTACAGAAAACTACTTAAAGACGAAGACACCTATCACCGCTAACATAGATGTTAATGCTATCACTCCATTTATATCTACGCAAAGTGATATGCGTGTACAACCTATTTTAGGTACATATTTCTACCAATACATACTAGGAAAGTACAATGCTCAAACATTAACACCTAATGAAGAGGTGCTGGTAGGATATATTCAGCCTGTTGTCGCATGGCGAAGTGCAGAGGATGCAGTATTTGGTTTATCATATCAATTAAAAAACAAAGGTCTACAAACACAGAATGGTGACTATTCAAACTCAGTCAGTCAAAGTGAGATTAGTTTCTCCATGGAACACTATGGTCAAAAAGCATCATTCTATGAGGCTAGACTTTACGATTATTTAAAAGATAACAAAGACCTTTTTCCTGAGTTTACTAGCGTTGAAAATAAGGATAGTGACATCAAACCAAGTAAGGATAAGGATACGGGTTATACAAATAGTTTTATGTTCATATGAAAAATAATTTAGATATATATGCAATCGGAATCGGTGTCATGGGGGCAATTCTCAAGGGCATTAAATATAAAATAAACATGAAATCAATTATGTTGAGTGGGGCAGTATCTGCTATTTTAGCTTACTGCACGATAGGGGTATTGGACATGTTCTTTAGAGATTTAGAGCCTCGTATTATTATCTTAGTTTCTTTCGCTGTAGGTTGGGTATCCAATGAATTGATGGACATTCTAGATGCTGTAGTAAAAGATAGCTATGATGTATTTATTGCATGGGGTAAAGAGAAAGTAAACAAATTTTTAAAGAAATGATAACAACAAAAGAGTGTATTGCTCGGTATGGCAAACCCCATGAAACGGGTAAGCCTTACCTAGTTAAGATACAATTGCCTTATCCAATGAGATTGGCATGGGACAAGGACACTAAAGTAACATCAATGAGATGTCACACATTGGTAGCTGATGCGTTTAGCAAGGTGTTTAACGAACTTTTAGCTACTTATGGGTATGATAAGATAGTCGAACTAGGAATAGACCTTTACGGAGGCTGTTTTGCGTTTCGTAAAATGCGAGGTGGTAGTGATTGGTCTCGCCATTCTTGGGGTATAGCAATAGACTTAGACCCTGAAAGAAATAAGTTAAAAGAAAGTGGTCTAACTGCTAGGTTTGCAAGACCAGAATACAAGCCAATGATAGACATATTCTATAAGCATGGTTTTAAAAGTTTAGGAATAGAAAAAAACTATGATTGGATGCACTTTGAAATAGCTAAATAGCTATATTTGAGAGCCAAAAATCCAAAAGACGTTTAATTTTTCGCTTAGGTAAGGAAACCCTCTAAATTATTTTAGGGGGTTTTGTCATTCATAATCAAGCAGTTACAAAAAACTTGTAAAAATATATGTGGATAACTCTTGTTTATTTAAAATAGTTATGTACATTTGTAAGGTAATCAACAACGAAAAATTAAAAGTCATGAAAACGATTGAAGAAAAAAGAGAAGAGCTTAAAAATGAAAGAGTTATGTTATGGTTTGATAACATTGATTCAATCACGTTAGAACAAACAATGCATTTCATAACTATAAAAGACCTTTCAGATAATGAGCTTAGCCGTATTTGGTCAGACATTTTTTTATGGAATGTAAATTCACATTTTGTTCTAATTGATGGCGAAAGAAAAAGTAAATTAAATTGGGAAAAACGATAATAAAACAAGGGGGTGCGCATCTTTAACGCACATTAAAATTAAACGATATGAAAACGCAAGAATCAAACTACTTATTTTCTTTTCAAGATGGTCAAGGAAATGAAATCGAATCAAAAGTAATCGCATGTTACTCTAAGAAAGAAGCAATGAAGTTAGCTAATCGTTATTTGGCAGAGTCACGTGATGGTGAGTTAGTAAAAGTTAAAACACGTAAACAATGAATCAAACACTAAAAAAAGCCGAGTCACAATTAGAGATGGTTGTGCAATGGGTAAGGAGAGAAGAAAGGCTCAAAGCTGAGTTAGTAGAACTATCAAGCAATAAGATGTCCTCTACAAAGACTTACAAGTTGTTTCTAATAGAAAGT